GATTTAATTCCGTTCTTACAGAAACTCAAAGATAGAAAAGTCATTGTAAACATGACAGTTAATCAGATTCATTTTGAAAGAAAACAGGAACTTATTAGAAAGCTTGTTGATGAAAAACTTATTTATGGTCTTGGTGTATCACTTGTAAATCCCACAGAAAAATTTATTGAACTTATTAAGCAATATCCAAATGCGGTTGTTCATGTAATCAACGGAGTATTAAAACCATCGGATGTAGAAGCTTTAGAGAATAATAATCTGAAGATGCTGATTCTTGGTTATAAACATTTAAGACGTGGTGATGATTTTTATTCAGAAGATCATGAAAACATTGTTGTAAAGCAGAATTGGCTATATGAAAATCTTGCAGATATTATTGAGAAATTTAAGGTAGTTAGCTTTGATAATCTTGCTATCGACCAGTTGAATGTTAGAAGATTGATGTCTGATGAAGAATGGAATGAGTTCTATATGGGGGATGACGGTCAAATGACTTATTACATCGACATGGTAGAGCGTAAATTTGCAAGAAGTTCAACGGCTGCATTTGATAAGAGATATGACTTATTGGATTCGGTTGATGATATGTTCAAGGTTATTGTGAATGAGGAGAATAAGTAACTGTGAGGTGTTTATGAATAAATATTGGGAAGTAGGAGAGAAAAACAAATTCGGCAAAGAATGTTATAAATTACATTTCAGTCAGTTCTATGAAGAAGAAAATGAGAATGTAGTGGTTGGATTTGTTCAAGATGAAACGGATGAGAATGTTTATATTTATGTTTCAGAAGAATTAAATGTAGAATATGACACAATTATTGCTGATAGCATAGAAGATGCAAAACAACAGATTGAAGATATGCTAGTTGAGCATTGGAAAGATGAGATAGATTATCTTGAAAATAGAATAAAAGCATTTCAAGATGGCGAGAATTGAAACCGACATTTCTTCTCATAAAAGAGAGAATAAGTATATGTAAGCAGTAAAAAAAAATTCAATAGGAGGAAATTAAAATGATGAACAATTTTTTAAATGGTATGTTTGGTAAGGTAGGAAGTGGAATGTGTAGACTTTCCATGAATGGTGGTATTGCAGTTAAGACAGCAAGTGGATATAAAACATATAACATCAAGACTGGAAAGCTTACAAATTGTAGTAACTTTGTATTTGATATTGGCGAGGAGTTCTTTTTCGTAATTCCAACAAATAAGGTTGAAAAGGGTGACATTATTCTTATTAACGGCAAGCCAAGATGCGTAATCGAAGCTGATAAGACAAAGATTACAGTTATCAATTATGAGGATTCAACAATCGAGACTGTACTTCCTGAGAGACATGTATTTATGGGTAATACATACTTCTATGGTAAGATCGTATCAATGTTTGGCAGTGATTTAATCAAGGGCAAGAAGGGTACAGGTAATATTTTTAAGTATATGATGCTTTCTCAGATGATGAAGGGTGATAATAATTCCAACGGTATGATGAATGGCAATAACGGCATGAGTTCAATGTTACCACTTATGCTGATGGGCGGTAATATGGGTGATATGTTCGATGGAATGTTTGATTTTGATATGAGTGACAATGATGATGACACAGATGTAGAAGAGGAGGAAGCATAATATGGGATGTGGTTCATGGACAAGAGATAGTTATGTAAGTTATTCAGCAACAAAGGGAATGAGCGTATCATTAGATGGTTCTATCGGTGGATCTTATTCTAATCAGGATATGTTCAAGGCAAGAACAATTGATTCTGCACTTAATCCTAAGAATGCGATGAGAGAATGTTGTGATACAGAGGAACACCCAAATACAATTCCTGTCATTCTTGCACTTGATGTAACTGGTTCAATGGGACAGGCTGCCGTTGAAGTTGCAAAGAAGCTTAATGTAATTATGACAAAGCTGTATGAAAAGGTTACAGATGTTGAGTTCCTTGTTATGGGAATTGGTGATTTAGCTTGTGATAGTTGCCCAATTCAGGCTTCACAGTTTGAGTCAGATATCCGTATTGCTGAACAGCTTGATAAGATTTACTTTGAGTTTGGTGGCGGTGGTAACAGCTACGAATCATACACAGCAGCTTGGTACTTTGGTTCTCGTCACACAAAACTTGACTGCTTAAAGCGTGGAAGAAAGGGAATTATCATTACTATGGGTGATGAGCAGCTTAATCCATATCTTCCATATAAGGATAGAGGTCATGGATTATCAGAAGTTACAGGCGATAATCTTCAGTCTGATGTTGAGACAAAGGATTTATACGAGGAAGCTTCTGAAAAGTTTAATATTTATCACTTAGATGTAAATCATGGTCGCAGATGGGATGAAGCCGAGATTGAGAAGTCTTATAAAAAGTATCTCGATGATACTCATTTCAGAAAGGTTACTATGGATAGTATTACAAATGAGATTGTAGATATTATCATCAATGAAGCAGAGAATAATGTAGTAGATACAGTTACATCACCTTCAAATTCAGAAGGAATTACTTGGTAAGATAGGAGATTTGAAAAGATGAAAGATATTAAGATTGTATGTGGAGCAAATTTTGGAGATGAAGGAAAAGGTTTAATGACAGATTATTTTTCACAGAAACCAAATAGTATTGTTATTTGTTCAAATGGTGGTGCTCAGAGAGGACACACAGTAACAACGCCAGATGCAATCCGACATGTCTTTCATCATTTTGGATCTGGAACATTCAATAGAGTAAGTACATATTTGTCTGAGGACTTCATAGTAAATCCAATAATTTTTAAGCAAGAATATGATGAGTTAATGAAGTTGAACTATGTTCCAAATACATATATCAATCAGAACTGTATGGTAACTACACCATTTGATATGATGGCAAATCAGATTATTGAGGAAAGTCGTGGTAGGAATAAACATGGTAGCTGTGGATTAGGTATCTTTGAAACAATCAAAAGATATAAAGCTGGCGTTACCGATATGGACTATAATATCAGAGATTATTATGTAGATTTGTTCAGAAGAGAAAATATTATATTGTCTAGTGAATGGATAAGGATATTTATGGACAATGGAATATTTGAACATTTCTTGGATGATTGGGATTTTATGAATAGTCATTCCTTGACAATCACAGATAATTATTTTTTGAACCAGTTTGATAATATTGTTTTTGAAGCAGCACAAGGTCTTTTACTTGATCAGAGTAACACAGAGTATTTCCCACATCTAACACCATCTAATACAGGTATTAAAAATCCCAAGAAAATAATTGAAAATGTTGAATGGAATGATGAGATAAATATTGAGACTTGTTATGTATCTCGTACATATTTGACAAGACATGGTGCAGGTAAGTTTCTATCTGAGTGTTCTAAGAGTCTGATTAACGAATATATGTATGACCATACTAATGTTCCAAATCCATTCCAGGACACTTTGAGATATGGGACACTCGATTTAGGAGAATTATATAGTAGATGTTCAAATGATGTTGGAGATTTAGGAAATCAGAAGTCATTAGCACTCACGCATTGTAATGAATGCGATTGGGATAATAAAAAGCTGGTCGAATTATTCAAGGATTGGAATATTTACTATTCAGACGGTGAAACACGCCAAGATATAGAATTAAGATGAAAAATACTACTGTATATAGTAGCGAACAAGGATAGATAACCATTATATATAGTGTTAAATTGAAAGCGATATTTCATGTCATGTGAAAAGGAGAAAAATATGAAGTATAGAAAGAAGCCTGTAATTATTGATGCAGCTAGATATATGATTGATAAGTCATTACCAGATTGGTTTATGGATAGAGTAACTGATAATACAATTATAACACATGAAGATGGGACATGTCATATTAGAACATTAGAAGGAACAATGAAAGCTAATCGTGATGATTATATTATTCTCGGTGTGAATGGCGAGGTGTATCCTTGTAAACCTGATATTTTTGAAAAGACCTATGATAAGATTATTGAGGTTGAATTTTGTCCTGGAATTACAATCAAAGAAGCTGTCGAAGAGTTAAAAGAACGTGCAAAAGATGGTAATGCATATTGCGGAAGATTTAATGTATGGACTTTTACATCTGATATGTCAGTAGATGATGCTTATATGATGGCTATGGGTAAAACGTATTCACAGCATCAGAAAGAGCAGGAAGAATGGAGAGAAGAATACGATAGACGAAAAGAGAAACATAAGGCTAAAATTCCTGAATTGACAAAGGAATGGATTAAGGAAGGTCATAAAGTTTTATCTGAAGATAAGTGGCAGATGTGGGATGAATGCGTTCCAATCAGACTTAGTGATTTGTATGAAGGAATGGAACTTGGGCAGTGCTTGGACATTATCAGAACTATCAAGGAAAAATCTATTGCAGATGGCATTGAAGTAATGAGAAATCAGGGACATTCTGGTATGTCGTGGGGTTTAATGAAATCAATGATTAAAGCTTTCTGTGATTGTGGTGATGAGTTTTTATTGCAGTTAGGTGATTAAAAATTTGACAAGAAATTTGGTTTCTTGGCTTGTCACGAAAACTGTACAATATTTAGGACAAAGGTGATTGATTATGAGAATTGAAGAAAGAGAGTATATTGAACCAGAATCCATAAATGAAGAAATCATAAATGCTATAAATACAGTTAAAGAGTATTGTAGAACACATGAAGAATACGAAGATTGTAGAAGATGTGTTCTTGGAGACGGTATTCATAATTGTGGATGTAGCAGTCCTTATTTATGGGACATAAGAAAGAAATAACAGAGAATATAATAACGTAATTACAATTAAGGAAAGGAAAAACGTTCACATGTGAGTAAAGCTGCGCAGCTACTAATGGTGAACAAAAATTGAGTAATAATACAGAAAAAGATTGGACAGGCAATAAGAATAGTATTTTTAAGACTTTAGGTGCAAGTAATCATACTGATAAGGAAAGACAGAATGAAGATTATTATGCGACAGATCCTATTGCAATTGATGTTTTATTGAAAGATGGTAATGTCACATTTGACAAACCTATCTGGGAATGTTCCTGTGGCGAGGGACATTTATCTGAAAGATTAAAGAGCTTCGGTTATGAAGTTCGTTCCACCGATCTAATTGATAGAGGTTATGGCGAAGGTGGAATTGATTTTCTTACATATAATCAGCCTTGGAATGGCGATATCTTAACAAATCCCCCATACAAATATGCAAAAGAATTTATTGAACATGCAATGACATTAATTCCTGATGGTTGCAGAGTATTTATGTTTCTTAAAGTTCAGTTCCTTGAAGGAAAAGCTCGTAAGGAATTATTTAAGAAGTATCCACCAAAATGCGTTTATGTTTCAAGTAGTCGTATTTTATGTGCAAAAAATGCTCTTTTTGATGAGATGAGAGCAGGTGGTGGTAGTGCGGTCGCTTATGCGTGGTACGAGTTTGAAAAGGGTTATACAGGTGAAAGTAAACTAAAATGGATAAACTAACGCAAAGATTAAATGAACAGATGAATAGTTGGATTGGTGATTTAGTCACCAATTCTGACTTATCAAGTGAGAAACTATTAAAACAATATTCATATGAGTATTGCATTAAAGAAGAAATTATTAACTATTTTTCAGAGAATATTATATCAGACAAATTTGAAGAGTTCTTATTAGATAAAGAAGATACATTATCTTACTTATATGTTGAGTATATGAAAGATGATACGGCAAATATTCATAATGAGATAGAAGGATTTGTAAGTAATCTCTATTATCGACTTAAAGCAATCTCTGAAATGCCCTAAAATCAAGGCTTTTAGAGGTTAAAAAATCCATTGAAAACCACGTTTCTTGTGATTGTGAAAGTAGGTGAGAATAATATATTGGGGTTTAAATATTGAAGAATGGGAGTTTAAAAATAATTATGAAGACATCTATTTTCTGCTTCATTGTTTATACAATGCAAAAACTGAGTTATATGACAGAACTCTTACTGATATGAGAAGTAGGTATGATTCGACTGAAGCATTTATAGAGGGCTGGAATAGAAGTAGATCGAATTGGTATTCCAAGAAATTATACGATAAATGTGTGAAATGCATTGAGTTAAAAACAAGAGGTCATTTTGTACACATACATTGGAAAGAATGCGTTTGGAAGTACGAAGGTCTTTCAGCACAAGGATGGATAAATTTATATCAGCAGTTGATCAAAGAAAATAAATACGACAGTTGGATATTGGAATATATAGAAATAGGAGAATAAATGAATATACAAACAATTGAAGATTTAGGTTATGAAATTCTCATAACTGAGTATATCACTAAAGATGTTCAAAGAAGAACTCACAAGAAAAAGCGTATTAACAAGAAGTGGTTGAAAAGATACGGCATGAAAATTGTACCAGATAATACGAAAATACTGCTAGTGAATAATACACTTATGATGACAGGAAAATGTTATGAAAAATTAAGAAAACTCACAGATAAAGACGCTGATAGTATGGAAAAATTTTTGAAAAAAGCTACTAAGAAACAATCTCAGTAAAGAAGCATTTCTTTAGGAAAGGAGAACAATAAATGGAGACATTTTCAATAGTAGATAAGATAGATGTGAATAAGTTAAATACGAAAGTTGAAGAATTTATATACAGAAAAGGGCATAGACCATATATTTTTGCAAATAAAGAGACGCTTGAAGCATTGGTTAAACCGATTGAACAGGAATTAAAATTCGTATCAGCGGCAACTGGTGCTGTAAGTTCATTTAAAGCTTGTCTTGTTGGCAAATATCAGGGAGACAAAATGTTTGAAGATGACACATTAAAATTCGGTGAGATCGAGCTGAGATAAGAGAGAATAAATACGTAGAAAGAGGTGATTATTATTACAGATGAATACATAAAAGAACATGGTTTCAAAGAATATAATCCTACTCGATTTGATAATGATTCAGTAATTTTAAAATTTCAGAAACGCTATGATGACGATTTTGGCAAAAAGTATTTCATAAATATATTAAAATGGGATAACAATTATGTGCCTGTTGATAAACGAGATAAATGGTGGAAACCTTATTCATATACATATGAAACACAGATTACGATGTTTAAAGATTGTAAGGCGTTGAATTTTGAGTTCTTTTCAGATTGGACTTTAGAACAAGTTGAAAAATTTATGAAAGATTTGTTTGATAAGATGAAAGTAAATTACTATGAGTCTTGGGATGACGAAAGTGGTTATAGACCGAAGGAGGATTATAGAAATGACTGATTTTGAAACATGGTTACACGATTTTGGATATGAGCATATTTTTCGTATGTTGGAAATTCGTAGATTAGGACAATACACACCTTACGAGATGGACAAGAAATTTAAGGATCAATCATTATATGTCGATTATCATTTTAGACATATTCAAATTAAGGAAGCTATTGAACTTCCAGATAAGGATATTTTGATTGGGTTTAGAGAAATATATGACAGCGAGGACTTTGAAAAAGATTGGGATGAGTCGGTTATCTATTATAAAAAACTGAGTGAGATTGAACTTACATATTTTCCTGACGATGATAACATTGAGAATTGGGAGTGAGAAGATGAATTATTTTATATCAGATTTACATTTGAATTGTCAGAATAAATACGAAGTAAGAACATTGGAATACGATAAAATTCTCAAGGAAAATTGGAACAATACAGTTACTAATGGTGATACAGTATATATTCTTGGAGATATCGGTAGAGAAGGTGGAAATAAAGAAATGGAATATCTCTGCGAGGTCATTTCCACTCTCAAAGGCAAGAAAGTGTTAGTACAAGGAAATCACGAGAAACTAAAAGATATTAGAGTTAAACAGTTGTTTACTGAGATTACGCCATACAAAGAGATTAGTGACAATTTTAATGGTATCAATCATAATGTAGTTCTATGCCATTATCCAATATTATTTTGGAATGGACAACATAAAAATTGGATTCATTTATATGGACATCTGCATAATACTAATGAAGAAATTTTATATAAGGAATGTATGGAAAAGATTAATGAATACTTTTCAAATCAAAGTATGAAAGGTTATATAGATTGTCCACCTGCTAGAGCATATAATGTTGGTGCAATGATGCCATATATGAATTATACACCAAGAACGTTAGAAGAAATCATTAAGAGTGGAGAATAAATATTTATGAAACTATTAGAAAAATATAGTTGTATTTTTTGCAAATATAGAAAACTTAACAAGAATCATGATTACGCTTGTATGGACAGTTGGGAAAAAGATGAATCCGGTTATCCAATTGGCAAATGTAATTCATTATCAAATATATACTATGGTAAAATCGTTAAACTTTTTCCATTCAAGCAAATTGATTATTGGCGAACAGAAAGAGTATATAAAAAAGAAGAAAAATATAATGAAGCAATGGATAAGAAATATGGAGATTGTTGTATAGAAACAGATGATTGGAAATTTATTTGGGGAATAACAAGCTGGGATGATTTATCTGGTCACGAAGCCAATATGTATACCATGAATGATATAGATATTACATATGACAAGCAGAAAAAAGAATATATGCTTGGAGTAGAAACAGCATATATGTTTGAAACATATGCTTTAGCGTGTAATTATCTAAGAATATGTTTGGATGCATTTTCAAAATATATGGACGCTAATGGATTAGATAAGAATAAGCAGTATAGTTTATTCATGAGCAATCCTTGTACAAGTATGGTAGCTGATTCGATTGAAGAATTATATACCAATTTTAAAATTTTTGTTGATGGATTTTGCAATCAAAATACAACAGAAAATAAAAAGGATGGAGAATAAATATGTATAAACAGATTATTATTGCAAGAAAAGATCTCGCAATGTCGTCAGGAAAGCTTGCGGCTCAAGTCAGTCACGGCTCTATGGCATTTCTCAGTTGGTTTATTAGAAATAATGCCGATTTAGATGGTCATGTTGATGGCTATATTGACGAAGATATTCTTCACAATTGGATTGGGGGCGAATTTACAAAATGTGTTCTTCAAGCCAAAAATAAGAATCAGTTGCTAAAAGCTAAGACTATGGCAGAAGAATTAGGAATGGTTGAATGTAAAGATTTCTGGCTTATAAAGGATAACTGTCACACTGAATTAGAACCTGAAGAGGATGGTAGGACACTTACTGTAATTGGTTTTAGACCAATGGACAGTGAAATTATCGACCAGATTGGAAGAAAATATCACTTATACGTGTAGAAAAAGGAGAATATTAAAATGGCGAACAGACTATTACTTGAGAGCGATGTTATTAGAGCAGTCGATAGTCATACGAATGACGATAATCATTTAGATGATGATATTAGCTGTATTCTTGAAGAATTAAAATCACCAGTCTTTGTAGGTTCAAAAGACGCATTAAATAACTTGAAGGTAGAGAATGAACCAATGCAGAAACAGAGACGAGTATTATTATTCGAGAATGAGAATCTTGACTTAGAGCAGCGTGGAAATAAATATTATCTATCTCTATATGATACTATAGGGAGATTCAAAAAAGAAGTTACTATTGATATGAAAGATGATATTTTGGAAATTTTAAGTAGAGAAGATTGTTATGGAAATATTTAAAAAAGACTATTACAAGGTTGGACTTGGAAATTGTAAGTAAATTCAGGATTCATTGGCTTTGAGAAAGGAGAATATATGAGAGAAGATAGGCTTAATTATATTGAGAAAGAGATTAGTAAAACACCACTTTATTCATT